GCCTGACATGAGACACTCCGGAGATCAGTACATAACTCTCGGCAATAATATCGATAATGCCGGGGCGAGTGCTGTTATCGCGTTACGAGTAGACAGGGTGCTAAATAACGGGCCGATTGACATGCTGGGAGCAGTTAAGTCGGTCGTGGAGACGGGCTGGAAGCAGATGGGAATTAAATCTGATGTGCAAGTACACTGGGACCCAACGCACGGAGACTTTTGTTCGAGTCTCTTGATGCCGATAAGTGGTCGCCTGTGGTGCATACCGTTACCGGGCAAGTTTTTGGCCAGGTTCGGTCTTTCGGTTAGTTCACCGCGAACAATTGAGCAGGTGCGTGCGATTGTACACCAGTTTTCTGTGTACATCAATGTGCCGTTCATTGGTCCCGTTATTGAGCGGGTAGCAAGCTTAGTGGGTGAGGGGGATGAGGATCTCCCTGACGATTTCCGCTATAGTATGCACTATCGAGCATCAGAAATGGTGCCGCCCCCATGTCAAGATACGTGGGAGTGGGTGCAGAAGAGGTACGGGATAGGTCAAGCTGAGCACGCCCAAGTGGTGGATACGATGGTCACCATTTCCGCTCTACCGTGGTTGGCAGAAATCCCAGCAATCACGGCTCTTTTCGACGTCGACCTGGCATTGGATCAGGCGGCGAGTAGCGCGATGTCCGCGGGTTTGGTTACCCCGCAGGCGCTATATAAGTGGATAGACGTCGCAACCGAAACTGTGTGTGCATGCATTCAATCTTCAAAGAAACTCTTGAATTTGACGTGGTTTACCACATCAATCGTGACTTCGATGACAGGACAGAAGAAGCACAAACAACCCCAAAAGGGGCAGCAGCCCCTTCCCCCGCAACGGAACAAGCAGAACAAGCCAAAGCAGAAGCAGCACATGGGCACCCAGAAAATGGGTGTGTCGCGCAAAGTGCGCGGACCAGGGCCCATGCAGAAGGACGACAGTTCGACTGTGCTGCAACATGCGGTTCCGGAGCTCAGCGACTTCCTGGAGAAGGACGAGTTTGTGGGCGATATTCTTGGTAGCAATGGTGCCAACAATGTCGCAATCACGAAATTTGCGTTCAACCCCGGGCAGGCCCTCTTGTTCCCGCTTGGTTCGGCAGAAGCCAACAAGTGGACGAACTGGAAGTGCGTGTCTGCTGTGCCGTACGTGTTGCATGAGGTGAGTGAGTTCGCAACGGACGGGTCGACCGGAAAGGTCTACCTGGCTTTCGACTACAACGCCGCCAACGACGCGCCAACGACGAAGCAGCAACTTGCCGACATGCATTCGGCAAGCGCCATGCCATGTGAGGACTTCTCGCTGAAGCTCATCTCACGGTTGTTGAATCGTGCCGACCCGAAGTATATCCGCAACGGCCCAAAGCCGGCTGGAGCGGACATTAGGCTGTATGATGGAGGAAATCTCTATGTTGCAGCTGTCGGGCAGGCAGGAACGACCAAGTTGGGTGAGCTGCGCATCCGTTACAAGTTCAAGCTTGAGTTGCCCACTTTGCTTAATCCGACAGGATTGCTCACAGATGACGCCACCGTGGCGCAGTTCGCCACCCCATCCGCGGGTGAGCAGGACTCGAATGGTTCAGGTGTCGTCTACCAGCTGTTGCTGGCGACTGCCGTGGCAAACGGTATCGGAGCGGTCAATACTGCCGGAGCAATCGTACCGCCGGCTGGCAATTACATGTTGTCCGGCCGAGTGCAATGCACGTTCGGGAGTTCCGCGAACACGTCACTCGCAGTCGCCTTCGAGAAGAAT